TACCAAACCAGTTTCCGCACCGTGTTCTTCTAAATCGTCAGCGGTCATACCATTTAATGACCCCGTTTCTACAATCCAACCGCTATTAGCTGTGGTGTTTACGATATGTAATTCTTGTGAGCTTATTTTATTTAATTGTTCTTGAGGTGAGATTAAATTTCTAACCATTCCAAAAGGTCTACCTCTTCGCCAATATGGGAAATAAGGAACAATGGTGAAACAATCATAAGGGGACCAATCGTCATGTAAGACAACTGAGTCTGCAGTCACTGTCCAACGAACTTTACGTACAGTCTTTTCTAAAATATCTAAGCCATAATCATCAGCAAACTTTTGCATTTTACGTTTGCCCCAAGTAGTAGGCACAGTTCGCATGTCCCCTGTTACTCTATCTACATAGAACATACAATCTTTGAGTTGGTAATATTGTCGTTCAATAACTCTAACTGATCTTAGAGATCTATTTTCTTCTGGGTTGGCTGTGGAAGATTGATTGTATTCTACTCCGGTATAAGTATCTCCATACCTTGTTTCTTCATACTCAACCGAATCTTGCCCCATGCTAGCGCCGTACTCTGCAGAAATTCTAAGTTGGTCTGCTTTTTCTTGCCCGTACTGCTCTTCTATTTGATCTATGCTCATCCATTTGGTTTCGAATATCTCGTTCCAAGTTTTTGGATCGTATTCTTTTGCGTCCGGGTCGATGAGGATATCTAGTGGGTCCTTTGTAGTTACCCTCACCTCGCCTTGAATGTGGTCATCAAAATCGATACGGACATCAAAGTATCCTCTATCTTGAATCAGACCATCTGCGAAAACTTGTGATTCGAGCCAATGTACTTTGTTATTGTCAGATATCTGTAAATATAATCTAGTAAGCACATCTGCTATAGCTTGGTTACCATTACCTCTAGGTTTAAAACTTATGTCGGCTCTTCTAGTGCTTTGCTCGCCAAGCACAGTGTTAACGGTGGGTAGTATGGTATTGATGGTTAATGCAGGACGACCTTCATCATCGAGCACTGCTACATCCGCAGGATCCCATTGGTTACCTCTGTAAAAAGCATCACACTTTTTAGCGGTGTCGATGTATTCTGTATGTCCGTTGTCACGGGCACGCTCATAGCGTTCAAACTGATTCTGAGCTATTAGATGCTCTTCTTCTTTTGATAATTTCTTTTTCTTTTTATGATACATTAAGAACTCATAGCACTTTTATGTTTGTCCCCTTTAACTAGATATTTTAATTTATCTCGCCATGAAGGTACATGCTCAATTTTATCTACATAAGTAGCAAACTCTGTCATCATCAACCCGATCCATGCTAACGCATCTACTTGGTCATCGTGAGCTCCGTTCGGAAAACGCAAAAGTTCTGCGATTAGAGGACCGACCCAAACTGGATCTTTCGGAAAGTATACCATGCCTTGTTGCATCCGTCCTTGTATCGCACGAGCTCTCGCTTCTTTATCTCTTCGACCCACTTTTAAATCTTTGAAGTAAGCTTCATTGAGTCCACGTTCGCGTACACGCTTTTGGAGGAACGGACCGAGCGCCATTTCTATGTGACCTTTCTCTATTCCGACCACATGGGGTTGCCACTCTTGGTACAAATCTAATATTCTTTCCACCAATTCAAAACCATCATACTTGCCTCGGACACAATCAACAACAAATAAATTATCATACTCATCAACACCGACTACGATACCGACCGAATAGTCATTACGTTCGCGCTGCCCAATCGCCAGATCCCAGGCACAGTAATAACGTAACCGATCAAAATCAACGTCCATATCATCGTAGTAACGAACCATTTCTCGATTAAAATATTCACCTTCATCTGATACAGGGTTCTGTTGATACAGAGCTGACCAGTCTCTCGGCCCCACTGCTTTTTGAATCTGGGTTAACGCTTCTTGACTATACCTCTCTGGGTGAAGCGCTTCGCCTTTGTCTCGAAAAGTCTCATCTTGTTCAGCGAGCGCTGGATATTTGACGACTTCCCACTGATCCGCACCGCCTGCTGCCGCTTGTAGTAATCTACCTGCTAAATCGTCATCATGCCATCGCGTTAAAATTACGAGTACACCGCCCCCTGGGGCCAGCCTTGTGTAAGCAGTTGAGGTGTACCAATCCCAGACGGCATCCCGATTGTATTCTGACTCCGCATCTTCTCTGTTCTTGACGGGGTCATCGATGACGAGCACGTGCGCACCTTTACCGGTAATACCACCACCAACACCCGCGGCTACATAACCACCGCCCTTGGTCGTGTTCCATGATTCTACGGACTGCGAACTAGGGTCGAGCGATACACCCGAGAAAACATTTTTAAAATTAGGTTCTCTTAACTGATGACGAACCTTACGACTAAAGTTCATGGCCAACGATCCAGAGTACGAACAACTAATAAACTCATGTTCAGGGTTTCTGCCCATGTGCCAAGCTGGAAACGCAACCGATGCCAAAGTAGATTTACCGTGTCGTGGTGGCATAAACAACATAAGTCTAGGTGACTTTCTATTTTCAACATCTTCACTAAACTTTTCTAACCGTAAACAAATATCCTTGTGTACCCAACCTGCCATGTAGTCTGGATTGAAACGTTCTACGAATGGTAACAAGTGTTTACGGGCCAGGGCTCGTAATGCAAGTTCACGCTGCGCTTTTTCTTGTTCAGTTTCTTCGGGTGTTTGTTCTTCCTCAACTTCTATTTGAGGCTCTTCAATTCGCTCAGCTTCGTCCGCTTTGCAGTACACACAGATACCATCATCGCTTGGGTACAACGTATCTGGATGGGATACCTTACAGGTAAGACATTCAATCTTGTTTATTTCCACGTTTATCTCTCATGGCTTTTAAAGTATCACTATCCATAATTTTATGTACTTCTTTAGATCTCGTATTTGCAGTTTTTTCATCATATATAGGCCAAATACCTTTTTCGATCTCATCAAACCAATAGTCATGAGCTTGGTCTTCAGACATTGGATTGTTGCTATTGTGCCCCGGTACAAACCCCGGAACAGAGGCAACCATACCTTCATATTTACCTCTACGCATTTTAGGCCCTACCATATACGCAGTCATAGGTCTTCCAGTCTTAGGGTGTTTAATATTTAACCCCATGTTTTTTCTATGGTAATCAATAACATGTTTTTCGGGCCCTGAAAGAGTTTTTTCTAGCTCATCCGCTTCCTTTATCATATCGTCTATATTCATTCTTTATCCTCTCGTTTTGGTAATAAGTATTGATTGTCCGTACCCGCTATTTTGAGTAACTCCGCATCTGGTAGTTTTTCAAGTTGTTCTACAGTACGGTCCAGATTGATGTTAATCTGGGTTGCATGCTCCGGGGCAAATAGACCGTGGAGCTTACATAAAGAATCAGTGATATTTTTCTCTTCAGTTGCGGTCGCCGACTTACGGTGCGCTTCCAGGTACATGCTTGTAGCCGCCTGTTTATCGAACTTTATCTCTTCTCTGAATTCCCTACGTAGATGGGCCAGGGCCTTTTGTATAGCAGGTTTTTTAAATATCTTATAAACATGCTCAGTGTTCTGGTAACCGGCGGCCCTTCCCGCAGCAGCTTTGGACATACCGCGTAGGTGAAACAACAATAACCTTTCTTCTTGAGTGCTTAGCTCGTTCAAAGGTATATCAAGATATGGGTAGTGTGACTGTAGCTCGGCCCTTTCTTGTTCGAAATTTTCTTTTTTATCAGTCATTCTCTTTGAATTCTACTATATTTTTAGCCCACCAATACAATAAGTCCTCAGATAAATTATGTTTCAATATATTTACTCTACTGCAAACTAGTTGAATATTGCTAGGTATGTACCAAATTTCTGGATCTATTCTATCGATAGAGGCATTCAAATCTTTTTTACCGTTACCGTCTTTGTGATATGTCATGAGTAAACCTGTCAATGCACACCTGCCGTTTTGTGCTTCCCATATTGATAACAAATCTTCAACCTCTATCTCCCAAACTAGATCTTCTGTACCAGCATGACGGGAATGTTTTAGGTGACTATATAGATGACGTAGGTAGGCTTCTGGAGATTTACTTTTGTTTTTATTTCTTTGGCTCTGTAAACAGTTTTTACAAAATTTCCTAGAGAATTTGCCATTGGCATTTGACCCTTCAAAATGAATTTTTGGGAAATCTTTTTTGCAACCCACACACTTCTTGGTGCTCATGCAATGCTACTTTAGCCTATAAATTTTTTTTCTGAAAATTTTTTTGTGGAAATTTTTTTTGAAAAAATATTATTTTATCGCGCACGCAGGGTATCTTACTATCACTATCCCAGCCCCCTGTCCCCTGTTTTTTGTTTTGGAACCTTGTTTTTGTTTTTGTTGCTTGGAACCTTGTTTGTTTTTTGCACCCTCGCTCACGCTCGGCTGTCGCGCAGTTGTTACACAACTCCGCTGTTAATCTAATTAAATTTGGGTAGGTACTAGATGGTTTATCTATCTAGTTTATTTTAATTCTTACATGGAGAGAAACATGTCAAATATAAAATCAATCAAAGTTCGTAGATCTTATAAAACTACAGATGAAAGTGGTAATGAAGTAACTAAGAATCGTTGGCCTACTATCGGTCGTCAGGTAACTGGCGCTGATGGCAAGGTGACAATGCACTTAGACTTCTTACCCAAACTTGGTACGGATAATGACCCTGAGCCATTGTTCGTGTTCGTTGAAAAGAATGGAGAGAGTAATGAAGAAAGTAATTAAAGATGCAACAGGCATCACGACTAAAGCAATCAAGCTTGGTTTTGTTGGCCTCGGCTTCGGTCTTGGTGTAGCAAACAGAGCTCTTGGTTCAGCTTTGGACGGGATCAAGGAAGGTCAATCTCTCTCCAAAAGAGAAGAAAGCGGTGAGTCTTCGGATTCACCGCCCATTGATACTACTCAACCTCTAGAAGATGTAATCGATGAGACGTACGCTAGATGGGCTCAAATAAAAGAGCAAGCATCACAGCAGTACTCCTTCGAAGAGTTCAAAGAACAGTTTCACCACTTGTTTCATCCAGATGAGATGAGCCCAGAAGAACATTTGAATCTTCAGGAGAATGGAGAAACCAAAGAGATGTATCAAGGAGATAAGTCATGATCTTATATACAATAGTTAGAGCACTTCTTCTTGTCGCATTCGCAGCATCCACAACGCTCGCTTCGGTTATGTTCCTAGACTTCTTGGGACATTTCGGATGGACCAGCTTGTGGAACGGAATACAACTGCTATGTTTCGTAGCAGTTGTACTCTCAGCAGTGGGATCCTTTCTAGCCCTACTGTGGGATATGACCTAATACTCTCTAACAGAGGCATGGAGTTGAAAGCCCCGAGCTTGAAACTTCATGCTTCTTAAAAAGTCCATGGATCGCGGTGTGCCAACTACTATCATCAGTCCGAAGGACTACTATCATCGCGTAAGCGATGTGGATTCACCGAGTATCAAGTACTTGTCGCTAGACAATACACAGGGATACGAGGTGTACCGAGTGTACCAGCAGTGTACCGGCTGTTTTACAGCCTACTGGTACACCGCAAAAAGGCTTTTTTACTTAGTTTTTTTCCAAAAAACAGAATTTGTACCAGATGTACCACGAGTTTAGCGTTAGCTTTTAGAGGTAGACCGTAGACCGTAGTTAAAAAACCATGTTTGTTTTGTACTTTTACCGGTACAAATGGTACACCATCAAAGAATCCTAGCTATCGCAAGGGTTTCCGGTGTACCAGCTAATTTTTAGTTCTGGTACACCTTTTTCACTATTTGTAAGCAAATCAGTAACTTAGGGTGTACCGGGGTGTACCACAAACTCGCCATTGTTATCCAACAATGGCTCGAATCTAATTATATTAGAGTAAATATTACTTATGGAGATACATAATATGGATAATCATTTACCACGCGCGTTTAACAAAAGCGCAAAAACAGGCGACCGTAAGGTCATTTCATCAACTAAAGTAAACGATAAGGTGGTTAGACAACAGGTTGTATATGTTGGCAACGGCGTATCATTTACCAGACATGAGAGGGTGAAATGGACTACAAGTTGATATTAGAACTTGAGCGTAGGCTCGATCATAAGAAGTTTACAGAATGTGAGCGTTCTCTAGATAAGATTTTTCACGAGGAGGCTAAACATTTTGCAAGCAAAAGAAC